TATGCCCTTTGGCACAACTGCTTTAACAGCAAATCATAGCCGTTGTTTGGATTGTTATGCACCGCTGCCGGGTCGTTCCCGTTGTGCAGGTCTGCCGTCAGGTACACCCAAAAACCGTATTCGTCAGAGATTTTGCGGTTCTTGCCCGGGAAGCAATGGTGGAGTTGGAGGTTATCCGTTCGCCCTGTCAGGTAGCATTTTCTTGTGCTTCTCGTCGCATCAGGTTGTAATATGCTCCGTCCTCGTTTCAATTCGGCATCTCCCCTCTTTCCAAGCACCTTTTCAGGTACTTCAAATTCTCCAAAAACTCACCAATAAACGCCTCATCATAGACAATTTGGTTGTGTTGGATTCTGTCAACATCTATCGGGTTAAAGTAGTTTCTGTAATCATCCTCTGTAAGGCCGTAGGATACGATTTCACCCTCTTTTTTAGCGGCGAACATTTGTACCATCACTTGCTGTTTGTGTGCCTTTGGAACCTCGTAAGGCTTGTCTATTAAGTGGGTTTTCACCTCGTGTATAATGTCTGTTTCTCCGTCTAAATTCACCCTTAACCGCAACTCTGGAATTAGAATCTGCCTGTCTTTTTTTACATTCGGAATGGTGTCAAGGATTTTATGCTCGTAAATCGTTCCGACTCTCATTGGCTTCGTGTTTAAGTTGCTCTGGCGCAACCCTAACTTTTCAAGCCACCAATTTTTGAACGTCTTAGTTTCACGGTTTCCCATGATAAAAGAAACATCGCTCGCCCCAAACCATCCCGAACGGTCTTTGTTCGTAATCATAGCTTCTGTATAGCCTTTTCCAATCTGTCGAGGATGGAATACTGCTTCATGTAGACATTAAATTGATCCTCGTCGATTTTCAGTTGCTTGCAAATATCCGAGACGCTCAACCCTCCATCCATTTTGAGGGTAATTAGTCTTTCAACCCTCTCTTTGATTTTGAGGATATTGTGGAAGTAAAGGTTTTCTTCTCCTTCCGATTGTGTAGTTTCGTCCGATTTCACCCATAGGTTAAAACCTAACCCTGTGCGAATTGCTACCCCTTTCACAAAGGCTCTTGCCTGTGCGTTGGAAAGCCTTAATTGATTGATGGTATCTTCTCTGACAACGTACATCCCGTTTAAGAGCGGATAATTTTGCACAAAGTCCAAATCGTCAATAACAATCCTTACCCTGACCTCAAAGCATCGGTTTTGATTGCCTTTTGAATCGGTAAAGGGGATATCGGTCATGAACAATGTACTGCCCGTTTTCTCGTTCACAACCGGCTCAAAATATACCGTTTCTGCTCCATTGTTATGTAGCAGTTCCTTGCACTTTGCCCAATTAAGATATGGAACTTTTATTTTTTTACCGTTGTCGTCCTTTGTCTCTCTTTCTTCACAGAATGGTAGAACATCAATTTTAACTAGTTCATTATACGGTTTAAGCATTTTACATTCCCTCCAATACTTCACCCATCATTTCCTCTACTAACTCCCTGTCCCACGCACCTTTCAGCACCATGTCGGATATAAACCTGTGGATTTCCAGTTTTACTTGCTCTTTGCAACTGTCGCAGTAGTCCTCATGGTCTTTCGGTTTCGGGTCGCTACATTGTTTGCAAGGTTCGCTTTCCTCTATGCGGTCATCTTCGCAGTACGGGCAAGCGGAATATTTGTAGCCGACATCGTCATAGATTGTTGCGGGGTCGGCAAAGGTTCTGTTGCATTTCGTGCAGATATACATCGCTTTCCTCCTTTACAAAGACCTCTCTTGTGATTCTCCCTCTATTAATAGCTTCTTCGTGACTGTCGCAGAAAATATCAATCTTGTTGCCTTTAATTGCTCCGCCTGTGTCCTCAGCAATATAGGATTGTCCGTCAATTATTACCTCTGTGCCTAGTGGAATTACTTTAGGGTCTACCGCTATCGTCCGTCCTGCTGTTGCCTGTGTTCCTGTTGCTGTAATGCCGTCATTCTTGCCACAACATCTTGTGCATTTACAGTAGTGGGTTATCTCATAGCTACCATATGTGGTGTAGAGGCTCTTATCGCCCTGTACAGCGACTTTATCCGCACTTTGGTATAAAGTATTGGCTTGCGATATTTCCTCGCTCAAACGGTCGATTTTAACGCTTAAATTGTCCTGCCCTGCCATGACCGCATCCAACCTGTTCAATGTCGCCATTCCTATAAGTATCAGCATAGCAATGGCAATCAGCTTTAGGATTCCTATGTAAAGAGCAATTTCCTGTTGCAACCTTCGCCGTTCTTTCCGCTTATCACGGATTCTTTCTTCTTTGATTTCTTCCCATCTATCCCTCATGCTTTGAATACCTCCTTGCCTAGATCGGTTTTGAGAAAGCACTCCAAGTAGTTACTTTTAACGCTTCTACAAACATAGAAGTGTTTTGTCTCGTCGATAACACGATACCGTTTCTGTTCCGCATCTCTGTCTTGCAATTTCCGCATGATAATGTCGCCTATTTGAATACTCACCTTTCCACCTCCTTCAGCACCTCGTTTTCAAACTCGTTTAACCAACCAAAATGCCTTTTAAGTTCCAGTACATTTGCATACTTTTTGCGGTAGGCGTTTAACTCGCTGATTGCTTGCTGAATTAACCTTTCGCTCAATGTTGTGCTTTTAACAACCACATCAATCCCGGTGTACTCGCCATCCGACCTGGTTACATTGACATAAGCCCTTGTCGCTTCGATTGGCGTGGTGCCGATTTGGACTGTTACAAGATTGGCAAGCATTACCCTGGCTTGCTGTTTCCGCCATTCATGACTTGCTTTTTCGTTGTCCCATTCAAAGATGGGGTTTAACGGTGAGTCGATTGACTCACTCTCCTCGACTATGGCCTCTGCGGTTAGTGGTTTGATACTTGCTATTCTTTCAACCTCCAACCCTGCTGTTTGTGCATCAACTTTGTACTTGATTGCGCCCCATTGATAAATCATTTCTTTCCTCCTTTTCTCTTCCAAGCCTGCCCCGCCAAATCACGCCCATCCACGCCTCAACTGACCCAACCTTGACCCGCCTGCCTAACCCTGCCTTGCCTTGCCCCGACTTGCCGTGCCTTTCCAAACCGCACCTAACCAAGCCTGCCATGCCCCGCCTCGCCTCGCCAAGCCAAGCCCCGCCAAGCCTTGCCTCGCCACGTCCTGCCTGCCACACCTTACCTAACTTCATACATCCCAAACTGACCGCCTTTTTCCGGCCTCCACTCGCCGATACCTACAGCGAACCCACCAAGCTGAAACAGATTTACAAGTTGCTCTGCTGAAATGACTCCGGCATTGTACCGGACGGATACTAGCGATTCCCATTCGTCAAACTGACCTCGGAAGCGGATATCCGCAGCCCCCATGCCGACACGCACCATGTCCTCTCGCATTTTTGGTGTGCCTTTAATTTCAATAAATTCACCGTCGATATGGAATGCCCCGTGGGTGCTGACTTTATCTTTCATAACTCCGGCCCTATACCCTGCCGACACGACACTCGCCTTGATTCCGTTGGTTGGGAACCCAAATCTTGCACCATTTGCAATAGCCGACTCAAAACCTTCCTCTGTCGGCTCGTCCGGCTTGCCATCTAACCAGTAAAGGCTTTCGATAAAATCTCTTACAGGATTTTTTATATCGTGCTTTTTTGTTTTGGCTTTCCCCATCTGCTTGTCCAACATTTCTTGACGGGTTTTCTCGTCCCATTTGTGGCATATCAATGGGGTTGTCCCCACTATATGTAATGTTATTTCTTTAATGTCGATTGGTTTTAACTCGATAACCTCTTTCTTCGCCATTTTTTCCTCCTTTTTTTGGGGTTATAATTTGACCCTGCCTCGACCGGCCATGCAACGCCTGACCGCACCACACCGCAAAATACCATGCCCCGACTCGCCTGCCTTGGCTACTCTGTTTTGAACACTTCTCTTATAACCCTCCCCCTGTTTATAGCTTCTTTGTGAGTCTCAACCGCCACATCCAACCGGTTACCATTGATATTGCCGCCTCTGTCCATAACCTCATATTCAGCTCCGTCAATGACCAATATCGTACCGAATGGGATAGACTTGTCTGCCGCAACCGTGTAATGCGGGATAGGGACTTGTCCGGAAGCTGTACAGGTGCTATCTCCGTTGTTGCAGATATGCGGGTAGTTTTCGAGGCAGTAATGGAATATCTCGTATTCGCCCAGACTTACCTGCTTTGGTGGGTCGATTTCAGGCTTGTCCGCCTCTTTTATTTCGTCCACTTCCATCCGCAGCCACATGATTTGATCCATGCAGTCCGCCATCGTCTTGTCCTGGATCCTCTGCTGCGTCATAACCTCGTCCAACTGGGTGATGGTGTGGATGCCGATTAGCAGGATGGCGGTGATTGCGATGATTTTGGCTATCATTATGTAGGCTCGTAATTCTTGTGCCAGCCCTCGTTTCTCCCGATATGGGCCATCAATGTCGATTTTCATAGTTCCTCCTTTCGGGTATAAAAAAACCGCCTGTATCGGTGTTGTGACTACTTAGTAATCACTATGTTAGCAATCTCTGTTCTGCTATTTGGCAATATTCTTCACTTAATTCAAACCCTATGTAGTTTCTATTGTTCGCCTTTGCCATCTTTGCTGTTGTTCCACTTCCCATGAATGGGTCTAGGATTATATCGTTTGGGTTACTCCATGATATTATATGGTCATTTGCCAACTGTTCTGGGAATACGGCAGGATGATTTGTTCTGGTTCCAGATTCGTGATAAGTCCAAATATTAAACCTACGTCCAAATTCTTTTCTTTCTATAATACGTTTTCCTTTTACGTTTCCGTCCCGAAACCTGTGTCCTTGTGATTCTTCTTTTTTTCTCGGTTTTACTTTATTTCGTCTATCCTCTATCGGATTAAATGTTTTTATTTTATCTTTAACAAACACAAACATATATTCAAAATCTTGCCAGTATCCGTGTACGCTTCCTGTTGCTCCTTGCCCTCCTTTAGAATAAATCATCGTATCGTGTAGGTTAAAACCTATCTCTTTAAAATATAACGCTTGTTTAAACGATGTTCCAGTTTCGCTACCCTTTACTGTCGCATCGCCTACAATCCATACCACTACGCCACCTTGTTTTGTCACTCGATATAATTCCTTTGCTACACTTTCAAAATCAAATTCAAACCCCTTATAACTTCTTAAATTATCATAAGGTGGGGAAGTAACCGTTAAATCAACCGAACAATCATCGAGCAATTTCATTCCTTGTACGCAATCCATATTGTAAATTTTATTTACTTTAAGCATTCTTATTCCTTTCTTTTAACAAATTAGTAGAAACTAACTACCGAAACGCTATCTCTTTCCCATTCATTACCCGAATGGCGTTGTACGGCGTCAAATCTTGTTCCATGCGATAAGTTGACCACATTGGCG